AACCTAGGATACCTCCCCTGGAGTACGACGGTCTTTGCCAATGCTGTCCTAATCGCTCTCCTCGGGAGAACCGGCTCCAACCGTCGTACTGCAGGAGGTGCATCTAATATTTACTAGCGTAGCTAGTTGTAGTTAGCGAAACTAACTATAGCCACTAAAGAAGTCGATTTTCGCTATGATCTTGGCGAGATCTTCGGAGATTGCGAGATTGAAGACGGGAATACCTTTATCCCTGGCAATCCTGATACCCTGGAGGGTACCACCCGTCTTTTTGCTGGGGTCGTGCCAGCAAAGCACCATCTTTACAGGTGTATCGCAGTCCGAACCCAGCATGATACTTACGTTGCGAGCCATAAGTTGTTGGCCACCACGTTTAAGGCGCTCCCATGCCGGATGATACTTCTTGGCTATGGCAACGTGCCTTTCGTTGTGGTATACCTGGCCACCGAGTACAAAGGTATCATCGTGCTTGAACCCTTTCCAAGGTATATGTATCTCGAAAGACGCGGGAGTGGAGCCATATCGTCGATTGGCGCCTCTTGCGAATGCTGCGTCTGCGCCGAGTGCTCCGCCAGAACGTAGCGTCCAACCTGTTTTGGCGAGCCAGGTTGCAGCATCCTCCATAATGGCAAGGATGCTGGTCGGTGTGCTTCTACTGCCGATCCCTGCGTAAAGTTTGCTCATGATGTTTGCGCCTCCTGACGCTTATTAATTTGTATTAGCGTAGCTAGTGTCGTTCCTTTTAGGAATATTCGGTACGCAGGCTATACATACTCTGTGTTCCCGGCACATACTCTGCTTAGTCTGCGTCTTCCACGAGGGAACAGGTTAGGTTTGAGAAACCTATAGGGTGCACAACCTAGCGAGAGATAGGTCATACACCTTAACGTTACTCAAAGCTAGCGTAAGCTAGTTTGTTCGCAGAATGCGGACGAGGTTCTTGGCATTCTTGTTGGAGGGAAAGTGCTCCTCCATCAAGGTGCAGAACTTCTCCTTTCGCTCCGAACTACCGAAGCGAAGACCGGTCCAGCATCTCCAGGCCTTAGCCAGTGAGATAACGGAACCGTTCTCGAGAAGGAGACCGCTTCCTCGTATTGCCTTCACTGGCATCGAATCTCCCTTGTAAGGAAAGATATGAGCATACGCCAGTACATTGGCAAGCCAAGGCCCACACCCGGTAAGGAGTGCTTTAACCTTAGCAACTTGGAAGTCGCTGCGATCCCAGTACCTGCCATCTTTCTTACCTTCAATGGCAGCGTACCATTCATCCATGCGACTGATGCGCCTGGTACCGATGCATTGTTCATGCGTGGCACCAGGGTCAGAAGGAGCTAAGGGGAAGACCTCATCAAGGAAATCCTTTAGATAATACGTTCCTTCCTTGTAAAGCTTATCGGAAGGTTGTAGTTTCATCAAAGAAACCATCCTCTTGTCCTTCTTGCTGTAGAAACGTGTGAATGTCACATCCCACACGTAATCATCAGCTACGAGTATCTTCACAACTGCCCGATGATATGGGTTGTCGTGTAGCGTTGCCTCTGGCACATCCTCCATGTGTTCCGGAGGAGTGTTGTAGGCAACACTGAGGCGAGCTCCAATCTGCTCCAGCTTCTTAAGAAACTTCTCGAAGCCGAATCTCGAAGGAGTACGAGCAAGCCACCATTCCTCTTTGAGATGCTGAACGTACGCATCAAGAAGAAGATAGGACTTCTCGCGCTGAGCATTACTCACATCAGCACTCTTGGTTGACGGCTCTGGGAGTTCTTCATAATCCTCCATGAAGCTTCCCATCAGCGTATCGGGATTAGCGAACTCACGGTCCCGATTGGTCTGAAAGAAGACCTCCTCATCCCGAACCTCGTGGATTGAGAATGGCTGACCAATAGCCGTCTTGATTTGTCGACCGACCTTCATCTCACCACATCCGTCTAGGCACATGGCGAAAGGCTCCCAGCTAAGAAGCGCTTTCACATGCCCGCAACTCAAAGTGAATTGTGGAGCATTAGATGGAGTAACTGGTGATATGAAGTCCGTACTAACTTCTACGGATTCAGTCAGATACTCCAGCACTTCGTTAGCGCCATCCTTCCTGGAACCATCGTCGTTGTGAAGGACGATGTCCGACTCCGATGTATGGCTCTGAGGCAAGGTTGCCTCTTTGCGATAATCAGAGCCGATGGCCTCACGTACTTGTGAGGTGACATGTTCGGGTTTGTATTCCCGAGACTTGTCATCGGCCAACTCTATGAGGCGTACCATGCCATCTTGCACAGCATCCTCATAGTCTTGCGTATGATTACCTGCATACGCAAGTGCTACTTCCTCTACCAGCGGTGTCCAGCTAGTGAGGTTACTCTTTGAGAGAAATTGCATCATGACACCTCCTTGGCGTCTAGAACGTATGATAAATAGCGAAGCTAGTGCTGTGCTATTCAAGCCAGGTGTACTCTCTCGCTCCCGGCACGTTCTGCTACATAACACGTCAACGGGACGTGGACCGAGGCTATTTATCAAGTAGCCTATAGGGCACATAATCCGAAGATTATGTACCCGAACGCTACTCAAGACTAACGAAGCCCGTAACCCTTGACACTCTGCTCCTCGAGCATAGCTTCGCCAACCAGTTTGCCTCCGCGATTCATAATGTCTTTGTCATTGACATCATGAACGTGAGCCCATCTCCCACTCTCCATACGGTAAATGGGTTGACCTTTCAAGATGGGTTGGCTGCAAAAGCCACATGGGGTGTAATACTTCGCGAGCATTACAGGTGTTTGGCGTTGCGGAGGAATGGGCTTCTGCGAGGAAGTTACTGCGGGAATTAAAGACAACTGTGCATACTTCATGATTACACCTCCTTGGTGTATTGACACAATAGATAGAAGCGAGAGGGGATGCGAGGAAGACGAGCAATGAATCTACTCGTCTGGTAAAGGCCCTATCGAGCGAGGCCTTCTGAGGAGTCCTGATTGCGTAGATTGAATGCTCCTAACTTCCACGCAACCAGAAGCAAGGAGAACGCAATAAAGACAAGTCCTACGTTCTCCCAGTTGACAGCAAGCAGCCAGTAGTAGGCGTGCTCTATCCAATCGATACCATTCCTTATGGCATCGAAGACCTTCTCCGGCTGTGTCTGCTCAATAGGAGCAGTATGTACATCGCTCATGATTGCACCTCCTTGGTGCTTGCCAATAACTCTTTGACGAGATCGGGATGCCACCATTCCTCAGGTGGCAGATGAGCTCGCTGCCATTCGGCCGTCTCCTCCAGAGCTTCCTCCGGGTAGACAGCCCAATCAGGGATACGACCATCGTTAGACTCAGACATAATTACACCTCCTGGTGCAATAGAGACTTGACCGAATTGTCAAGTCACAGGTCTTGAATGACCTATAGAGGACACAACCCGAGAGTTATGTCCTTTAAGGTACTTCAAGGACTACGAGGACATCCCGTAGAACTTAGGAGTCTTCACAACCCTAGAAGAGTTGTGTCGTTTGAGAGCTATCTTCGGGTTCATGCCCCACTTGCTCTCGAACACTGTGGCTTCATCATTGCCACCGAAGAAGTCGCGCTCATCGTGATGTAGTGCTGCACGAGCCTCGTGAGTTCGATTGTCACGAGATTTTCGCTCGTATGCTGCTTCGTCACGAGCAACGACCGAAGCATCGTACAATGCTTGGGTTTCCAGATTGTTGCAAAGAACGCAACCTTCGTCGCCAGCGAAGGGACTGAAAACTTCCCACTTGAATGCGCCGCAAAACTCACAGGGGATATCCCTGGAAGAAAAGTGACGTACTGCTCCAACGATGCCCGCTACGACACCGACTAGTAGAATCACGACCACGAAGACCGGTACTTCATTGAACAAATGTAACATGTTGAACCTCCTTGGTTCACAACTGGGACCCGGACACAATTGCCGGGACTGATACCCCCCCCCTCCCCCCCCCTACCGGTAGTAGAGGGGGATACCCCCACCCCCCCCAGGGGGTATAGCAGGATAAATGGCAGGGGGTGGAGGGGTAGAGAAAAATATATATGTACTGGAAGAGTGTATACACATGTTCACTTTTCATTATATACATATATATCTATAACCCTTACATTTCCCAGCAGGATTTGGACCTAGTGTAGAAGAACACCTGCTCTAGTTGACAAAGACCTTCTAACAACTTACAATATATCGTTACAACAACTACTACGGAGAACTAAATGGCTGAAGCTAATGTGAAGAGCCCCCCGAAAGGGGCAGTAATAGAAGATAAGAGCTTTGACTACAGTAATGGGGAAGTTATAGCTGATAAGGTACTGGGGTTTTATAGGCGTATATCCCGTACTGCTGAGAGTGAGGAACTTGCCATTGCTCTTACTAGCACTTTCCTGATGGCTGTTGTAAATGCTGACGCAGCGAAAGAAACTAATTTGAGGGCATTCAATGAAGACCAAGGTGTTGTTCAGTGAGTGACATACCAGCAGTTTTCGAGACAGATCTTATATGGTTAAGTATTGCCTGTGAATTACAGGGAGAAGATGAAGGCGTTGACGCCCGTATCATTGGACATAGAAAAGATCTAAATGATGAACGACTTATGGGTGGACGAGTATTCTTCCAACATGCTAATCCTGAGTTTTGCCAGAAGGTCAAAAAAGACGGTAATGCGGAAATAGAGCGTATCCGACAAATGTACCGGGAACGCCAGGCAATTCTCAAAACTCGTTCGCGGTAGTTTGTGCCAAGGCAGATACACAAGCTCTCGCCTGCAGAAAGTGAAATAATCGCACGTAGCCAGGACGACGCGCGATATTTTACTGATTTTTACTTTGATGGGTGGCTTTTTGACGACCAGATAACCCCCGAATGGCAACTGAAAGTTCATCACGCACAACAAAAAGAAATAACTGTTATAGGCGGTATTGGGTCAGGCAAGAGTCTGGCTATCGGGATGTCGGCTGCTGTGTGGTGTGCCACTACCCATTCATTTAAGTTCATGGGAGTTGCTCCCACGCTTTACCAGTCCGCCCAAATGTTTCAGATGATCCTCGAAAGAGCTGAAGGAAATAAATTCGAGCGCCTCATTTGGAAGACCGTCAGTAAACCGTACCCCAAAATCACTTTAAAACATAGCGGCATAAAGACCTCCACACTAGAATTTATGAGTGCGGCCGACGATGCTAATCGAATCTTAGCTTGGGAGGGAGATTGGATCAATGTTGACGAAGCGGGACTTTTGGATAATATTGACGAAACAATCATTAGGCTGGGAACACGGCTACGGGGAAAAATTGGAGGCAGGTCACGCTTAGGGCGTTTAAGCCTGACCACCAATCCCCATGTTAATCCGCAGCTTTATTATCGCTTTGACCTGGCTAAAGAAATGCCTGAGGCCTACTTATCCCTCCAGGTACCAACCCAAAGCAATAAAAACATTACGGATGAACAGATCGAATCACTGGTCCGAAGAATACCAGAGCATGAACGAGATCGTTGGCTCAAAGGGGATAGACCAGAAGGAGAGGGTAGGGAATTTCCAGCGTCTCTCGTGGAGCCATGTGAAGATGATGGCCTTGATGCTATTATGCGTCGTGGGATTGATCTTGAAGAGGCTGGATTTATTGAGCAGCGTGCTCCAAAAGCTGGACTCATTCGTTGGGAGTTACCCCGCCAACCCGATCGGCGCTATATTGTTGTTATGGATCCTGGTCAAGGTGTACCACCTTATAGGAACGCGCCCGTTATAACAGTATGGGATATAACTGAGTTTCCAGTCAAGTCAATGACCATGCAGGCTTTTTGGTGGGGGTACGGTGATGGTTCCTACCAGCCCTGCATACAACAATTTAAAGACTACTTCCATATCTACAAGGCTAGTTTTGGTGTTTATGATAGTACAGGCACACAAACTGGAATGGGAGAATACTTTCGTCTAGAGGATGAACTACTTGTGTATGGCATCAATCTTGCCGGTAATGTTAAGGGAGAGGCTATACTATCATTAAAATTATTCATGGGACGCCAGCTTATACGCTGGCCTAAGTCTATTAACGGGATTCATCAGCAGCTATTGAGCTACAGACTCCCGGATAGAAAGGTGGTACAAGACATTGTCAGCAATTTCCAGATTTCTGCACTCTTTGCACGTAGGTTTTATTACGTGGATGAAGACACGCCGAGTAATCGCGAGGTCCCGTATCCGGAGCTCAGTCGCTTCGGCCGGGTACCGACTGATCGATATGAGCGCTCGTATAGCCGTTGATCCAGACGAAGAGCGCTGGGAAGGTAGGCATTTCCGCATTGACGTAAATAGATGGCCAGGCCATCCAGAGCGATGATTCCTTTTAGGAAATCTTTCACTTTGCCCTTGACAGTTAATATTATGTACACGTATAATATATTTGCTAATACCCAACAACAAAATAACCTCAATTTTATAGTATCTTTTTATCTAGAGAACCGGAGCAGAGTCTTTGACATCTCAAACGACTAATCAAGACGCTTCGACCGTTTTCGAGCATCTTCGTCACCAGACCTTTTTGTACCAGCCTACCACTTTGGATAAGGAGTTTCCAAAGGAAGACTGGGAAACATGGAGGTCCATTTGCCGTGAGCGTTGGGAATATTTCACTGGCAAAGCCTGGGAGGAAGTTATTACGACGGGGGTCGGAGAAGGAAAAGCAGCGGAGAAGTATCCGCTACATATTAACCCGGTTCGCACCTTTGCTCTCAAGCATGCCTATTTGCTATTTGGTGAGGTTCCTGATGGCTCTCATTCGCTCGTTAACACGAGGATGATGCCAAACACCGACGAGGGGAGTGCGCAGGAAATCGCGGGAGAGGCAGAAGAGGCCCTTAATCGAATTTATTACGAGAATCGTGTTCGTGCGATTATGAGCGAGAACGCTCTGCTCTCTCAATTCTTGGGTGGCTGTGTTTTTAAAGTTGGCTGGACACCTCAAACAATCTTACGTCCTTCCGGTGTTCATATTGAGCGTATTATCCCAGACTTCTTCTGGGGTCTGCCAGATGGATCTGATATGTGGAGTATGCGAGAGGCGTGGGTTATTCAGCCTATCAGTATTGAAGAAGCAAAGAACCTTTACCATGTAAATGTTACGAGTCTTAGAAGTTTGCCGGGAGGAGTTCCGGGATCGTCTATGCAAACTTTAATGGTAGAACATTGGACACGCGATGGATATCGTGTATCAATAGAAGGGCAAACTGCCAAAGTCAAAGTGGGTGATGCTACTTTTGATCTAGAGGGACCGAATCCATACGGACAGGTCCCATTTGTATATATTCCACATGAACGCGCAGGTGGAATGCATGGATTATCAATAGTAGATACACTGAAACAGACTGCGAAAGAGTACAATGCTCGTATGGCCGATGCAGGTGATGCGGTACGTGAAGAATCAAAATTCCGACCAGTAATCACAAATGTAGGCCAAGGAGTACGAACTCGAGAAATTGCACCAGGAGTACGTGCATTCGATCTGGGAATGTCACCCCCTGGAGGTGATAAACCTAGTTTGGATATGTTGAGTACGCCACGCATTAGTCAGCAGATGAATAGTTTCAACGAATCTCTAATGGCTCAAATGAGAAGGGATGCATTTGTTCCAGCTGTAGCTGACGGAGAAGATGAAGGAAGTCAACGATCAGCATTAACACTGGCATTCCGAATGTGGCCTCTAACTTCACATATTCGTTCTGAGCGACATTATTGGACCGAAGGGCTTAACATCCTGGCAGAATTAGTACTTACAGTACTAGCTGTCAAGAATCCTACCAGAACAAATAGCGATAACGTAGAAGAGAGTATTAAAAAGATAGGTCTACAGCATCTAGGACATATCAAACGGCAAGAATGGGCTCCAATCTTACCGCGCGATCGTGCAGAACTCGTGAATGAACTAGTTATGCGTGCTAGTGCAGGTCATATTTCACTTGAGGAAGCATTAGCTCAGTACGGAGATATTGAAAATATACCTCATGAGCTAGATCGTTTAAAGGCAGCAGTTCAAGAGAGCGAGGAGAGAAATTCGTTTGCTAACGAAAGTGAAGATAGCGATGAAAATGATGACGAAGAAGTAGAGATAGATTCCGAGGAAAGTAATGTCGAGTAGTGACTCACTAAACGATATAGAAGCTTATTTTAGTGATCTGAACACTAATTTTGCCCGTCTGGAAAATGGTCAGCTTAATATCAGAAAGAGTGTCGAACGTACTGAGAAACACTTAGAGCGTCTTAACGGCCAAATCTTGGAACACGCCACCGATATTGCTAAACTTCAGGTAAAGTCAGTCTATGCAGATGTGAACAACAAGAGGATATGGGAATTATTAAAGCAATCAGCTGCCCCGATCGGTATTGTGGTATTATTACTCAAGGAATTTATTGGGTAGAGGGGAAAAATGACAGCTAATGTTAACGTGGAACAGCGACAGGAACATGCCGTGCTTTCTGGAAATCGCTTTCCAATCTTTAATGGCTCAACGGCTAGGAAAGCCCTGAAATTGAGGGGCCATACGAAGAATAAGGTAGAGCGACGTAAGGTTATTCGCGCTGCCGCTAAATTTATGCCAGAAATGGCTCGGCGTGCTTGGAAAAAAGATAAAGATGCCGAGCTTATCTGAGAACAGATATATCCACTACGGGAGGAAATAATATCATGTCTGACCAACCTGCTGTTGAAACCAGCACAGTAGATACCAGCGAAGTGAAAGTAGCAGAATCGACTGCATCTACTACAGCTCGTCAACCAGAGGACTGGGCGCAATTGGCGACCGAATACAAAGAACAGAGAGACACATATCAAAACAGGTTTACAGGTTTGCAAGGAAAATATCAACAAGAACTTGCAAAATGGACAGATAACAATGGCGAGCTGACCTCTAAGGTTAAAACGCTTGAAGCTGACTTAGTTAAGCTTACTGGCGAAAAGGAAGGCTCCGATACAGAAATGTCTACCCTGAAAACCGACTACGAAAAAGCATCTAGCGATCTAGAAATCAATCAGTCACAATTAGATCGTTTGAAAGTAATCACAAGTCAATTCCCGGATTTACTGAATTTCGAGGGAAAATCCCTACTTCCAGATGGAAGTGGTGACGAGCTTGTCGAACAGCTCATTTCTTTTAGGGAAATGCTTGGTGAGCAGGGTAAAAAAGCTGCCGTTGACCTTATGGAAGGCGTCACTCCTGCAGCCAAGACTAAAGAGGCAGACAAGAGTGCTAAAGAGTATTGGGACGATGCACTTAAGGCCCTGTCATCTGGTGAGCCAGAAGAACATAATCGTCTTATGGATAAATACTTCGAGGCCGGAGGCCCGGGAGACAATTAAAATCTTGAAGGAGAAAAATCATGGCTGACGTACTTGCTGATTTTTACGATAAGAACCCAGTTAGTGTCGTAGATCAGGACCGATGGGTACACCAGCATCCCGAGGTCGCTCTCCAGTTCCGTCAAAAGGCAATTTACACCCCTTTGGTGGATTGGACGAACGAACCTATGAGTACTGGTGCACTAAATACTAGATCACACGAGATCATGGAAGGCGATGTCGACATTAGCTCTATTCCGTTCACACAGAATTACGTTGAACCTATGAGTGTTGATTCTCGTCAGAGAAATTACACCTTCTCGCGATATGGGCAGGTTGTACAGGCACATAAAAGCGAAAGTATCGTTGGACAGTTTCTCAAGAGTGGCGGAAAAGACTGGAGACCACTTTTAAGGGGCGTTTTGGGCAATAGTGTAGTTCGTGTAAACGAAGCTCTAGCTCGTAACGCTTTCTTGGCTGGACCGAAGGCATTTTGGACCTATGCTAATGACGCTACTGACTTCAACAGCATTGGAACCAATGATACCTTTGACCCAGCAGTTATCAATGAGTGGAATTTACGTATGGGCTACACGGGATCACCAATTATTCCTGGTGATGTTGCAGCTGCGAAAGTAGCGATTGTACCTCCTGGCGTAACCTATGATTTGATGAAAGCTCTGCCAGCAGCTAGTGCTAACGAGACAGCTCTATTCCGTGATGTTGCAATATACGGAAGTCAGACCCCTATTTTGAACAACGAGATTGGCAAATACAAGAATGTTCGTTTTGTCCAGGCTCCAAGTGATAAGTATGGTATGAATCAAGCTGTTCTTTATAATGCTGGTCTTATCGAAAGACAGCACACTGTAACCGCTGCCATTGCTATTGGCGACGGTGCACCTGATCCCGACACCACACAGGTTGATGGTGTGTACTACACGGGCCAAGCAGGAGCCACACACTATATTCAGTTGGAAAGTTTCTCGAGTGGACACTATGCCGTAAATGACATTATCTCCATTCACACAGCTACAACTACTGACTATGGGGTAACCGGAGGCGTAGATCCTCTGCATGGGATGACCATTCAGCGACGTGTAGTAGCTGTAGATGCTACAAATAACCGTCTTAGTGTTGATCGTCCAGTTGGCATGGCCTACTCCACCTCTGCGACCTATACGTCCCAGAGTTCTGGTACTGGCGCTATGGCTGGTTTCGCTCATGTTTCCTTGGGTAAGCATATCGGCTTTATCTTGGTCATGGGCTCTCGTGGTGGCGTCCTCGGTGCAGTTGCCGAACCGCTTACATTCCATGAGCCAGTAGCAATCGATCAATTCAACAGCGTGTTCCGTTTCTCATGGGATAGCTATCATGGCTACAACATGTGGGAGCCGAACTTGTTTGAATGTCATTTCTGCGCGATAACCCTACCGAAACCTGGTGGAGTGATAGCAGCGTAAGATAAAATGGCAATAACTTGGGGTTTGCTTGACGCGAAGTTACTACGCCTTCTTAAGGACGATGGTACTCTATATGTTAGTGCCTTGCGCATTGACGGAGCTAACTCGGCCTTAGAAGAGGTTGTTGCGCATACTGCGGATCTTAAGAGTCAGACTATTACTGGAGACGGGACTGCGACATCGTGGTCCCTCTCCAGCGATATTCTTGAAGTACCAGATGCTATAGATGCTATCTGGGATGACAAGAGATCAGACTGGCTTGAAGAGGTTAACTTTGTACCAGGTAGTGACTGGACCGATAGTGATCCCAAGGCAGGTAGTAATCCGAAGGGGTACTATATTTGGCCGACTGGCACAATAAACTATACGAGAGTTCTCGCAACAGATGAGACACTCAAAATATATTATTATGCCTATTGGACAAGTATAGTAAACGATACTACGTCTGTAACAATTCCCAAGTGGGCGCAGCAGGCACTGCTGTATTATGCAGCAGCATACTGCTTGCTCCCAGCAAGTATCCAAAGTGCCACAATCAGGCAATTTGGAACTCGCCAAGACTCAGGAAATCCGGAGCATAACCCGGTACATGTACAGGCGGATTATTTTCTAAAGCGATACTCGTCAATACTAGCATCGCATCAGCCCCAACAACGTGGTCTATTGTATAAGCCCGGGAGAGGTCTCTAATGGCGCAAATCCTGGATATGATTGCAGATAACATGCAAACATGGCTCCAGGCCAAGCTTATTACTGACATTTCTGGTGGAGATCCTACACTGGCAAGTCTTGTGCAGGTAGGAAACTTACAATCAGATCCGGTAAGTGACTATATCCATATTCTCGTTCATTCTGGCAATCCAGCCGATAATGCATGGGAGCATAGTTTAGTCTCTTACAAAAGTTCTGATGAGCTAGGGGTTGGTTCTCATTACCCTGCTTTTGAAGTCGGGGGAGGAGGAGGCACTCTTTGGTGGCGGAGGTTATCTTGCGAGATCGGATGCTACTTTATAACACAAGGATATAATCGTAGCCTTGCACGCGAATATGGCCACAAGGTGCTTGGAAGATTAGAGTACTGGATAGCAGCATGCACAACTGTAACAGGACTGACAGATGACTATGACGAACAATCAATTCAACTCTTCATGGTGAAGAGTCGGTTCACGGAGGGCGGAGGACCACCCAGCAGTTTTATATGGCTAGGCCATGTTTACTGGCAGGTTTTGACCTCCCGCCCATTTTAAATATAGTTGGAGGATATAGACTATGACTGTTCTCGCAAGTACCGGCGTACTCTCTTACGGAAAACAATCCGCGAAGGGTAGCGCAGCTACAACGTGGTACCGTCATCGTGCAACGGATATTGATTTTGGCCCTGTACAGACAATGGCCGCAATCCCGTTGGAGGTTGGCGGAACGGTTGTCCCTACCGGAAGTTATAAACAGGGAGCTTATGTAGCAGGTGGAGCAACTCTTCATCCTCGTATGGAGGGCGACTTTGGTTGGATCATGGAAGGTCTTATGGGTTCTGTTGCGACTAGTGCTGGACCTGTAACTGATACTTATGATCATAAATTCGAGTTCGCTACCGATAACGCAAGTCTCCCATGGATGAGTGTAAGGAAGTATGTTCCTGGCTCTAGTACTATGGGTGAAGTTGGAGTAGACTGCAAGGTAGCAAGTGTAACTATGACTTTCCCTCAAAACGGGATTATGCAAGCCCGTGTTGATTGGCTTGGCATTACGCCTAGCTGGGAAACTAATCCTAGTTGGACTTACTCAGATGGATTTGAGGACTATACTTCTATTCCAGTTACCAGCCAGACTGCTTGTTCCATCACATTACCGGAATTTTCTGCATCCGAATTACCGGTAACCGCCTTGACGGTGACAATGACAAATAACCTTACTACCCCACAACAAGAAATGGTAATTGGATCACAGCATCCTGATGATTTTGCAGTCGTAAGTCGTGCGGCAACTATCCGTGCTACGGTAAAGTGGTCAGATCCTGATCTATATCGAACACTCTATACTGGAGGTACAGGTGGAACAGCATGGAATGATGCGTGCTACTACTCAGACTTCAAGGCGTTAGTTCAGTCTCCGTATAATATAGTGGGGAGTACGCCATACGAACTAGTTATCAATGCTAGCAATGTTGCCTGGCAGATTGATGGACCAGTACGTCTCGCAGGTGGAGATTTATTGATGCTCAATCTAATGGGAACCGTTGTTGAAGAAGATGCTGGTGGCGATAACTATCTAGATTTCGTCACACGTAACGGGCAAGTAAATTACAGCTAAAAACAATAACAAGGGGAGAATCTATAAATTAAGATTCTCCCCGCGAATAATTCCTAATAGGAAACTGGAGAAGAAAAATGGCATACCAACTTACTGCACCAATCGAAAAGACATTTAAATTGTTACAAATTGATCCAGATGGCGATACAACGGTGAGAATTAGACAGGCTACACGCGCTGCACAGGAACAACGTATGGATCTTTCTGCAGAGGCAACTAGAATATGGAATGATGATGCTTTTGGCGAAGTTCAGGTTAAACAGCGTATCTCTATGGCAGAGTTACATCGTCTAGAGGTTTGGTGCACACTAGTAGGTTGTGATATTCTTGACGAAGGCTCTACCGAAAAGACCGAAAAGACCTTATTCTTATTTAAGAATAATAAACAGGGGCAACAATATCTCGCTATGACTCAGGCTGAGTTTGGAAGAGCCTGGGGAAAGCTACCAGATGAAATTGCCGAGGAAATTCACAGTAAGGTTATCGAGTTGAATCCTCAGTGGGGTAGTGGCTCGGGGGAATAGTCAATGAGGCTTTCCGGGGTCTCAAAGACGCAATAATTGAATACTATTCTCGCCTCGAGGAAATTAAATTAGGTATAAATCCCGAGGAACGCCCAGAGGTACCGGAGGCCCTTGGGCTATATTTAGAATGCCGTTTCTGGGAGGCTCTGCCTTGTGAGGGCGGTATTCAGGAACAACCTTGGCTGCTTATGCAAGAATTTCGCGTATGCGCCTCTGAAGAGCAACGTAGAATAGAGGAAGTACAAAAGGCTCAACAACAAAAACTCAGGCAACTCCCACCAGTACTATAACTCGACATATCTATACAGTTTAATATCTGCAGCCCAATTAAAGGTATCTCTTAATGGCTCCAAAATGGTATGATGATCCTCTAGGTTCAGCACAACGCAATCCAGGCTTTTTTAGACCTAGCTCGCAGGGAGAAGGCTTTCAAAATAGGCAAGACGAAAGCACTTTTGGCTATACTCCAGATGAGGCTCAGCAAGCTCTTAATAAATTAGAGCGTTCTGGACAATGGGAGAGTTTTACGGCTGCCATTGGTGAACCAGAAGCAAAGGCTCTTCGTTCATTAGCGCATCTTTCTTCAATACCCAGAAGAGGTCCAAAGCTTCTAACAGCTGGAGAAAGTTTTCATGGTACAGATCCTGGAAAATTTGCTGCATCTGATCTTACTCCTTTGTCCCAATCAGAACTTGCACGTCGAAGAGAACTCGGCGACGAAACAATCGGAATGTCTTCGGGCGAAATAAAAGCTTGGCACGATGAAAAACTATTTGGCGTTACGGAGAGACAACAGCATCTTCTTGGTCATAAAATAGGTAATCTGCAAGTAACACCCCCAATTCCTGATAAATTCAGAAGGAGTTCCGTAGATATTCCACCGCATCCTCAATTTGCCGCAGGGCAAATGCTTGGCCCAGAACCACAAGAAAAATTTAGTAGCAAGCGAGGTCGGAGCGCGTCAATGGATTTCGCTATACGAGCTCAAAAACTAGCCCAGTTGTACCAAGGCAAGATAGGAAATGAAGGATCTTCAGAGGCAAGATTATTGCCTATCCCGGGTAAAGAGAATACATTTGGCGTTCTTCTTAAAGTCAGGGATGCTGGAGTAGATAGAGAAATCTCTATAGGAGAGTTCTCCGAAGGACCCCTTAACACAATTTCATTTAATAATAAGAGGGTTCCACTCAGAGTTGGGCAAACCGATTTGGAATGGCACCAGGAGACCGCCAAGACTATTTCCGGAGTTGTACAAGAGAACAGAAGAAGAATAGATAGTCAAACAGGAGATCTTGTAAGTGCGGTCGTACTAGGAGAAGCAGTCCGACGTCCAATACACAAAACAATACTTGCTGGTGGAGAAGATATACACGAAACCTGGCGTACCAGTATGCCTCAAGCTAGACAGGCAGAGATTGTCAAGGCAAATATTCCTAAGGTTGTAGACCCCCATACTGGTAAAATTCGTGATGTAGCAATCGGTCCTGGCATAGGGTTACCTAGAGTGGGATATGACATCCCGGTTGTTCCAGAAGCAACCCTGGATCCACGTACCAACGAAGTACGTAGTCAACCTTTTGGAGTTGAGTGGCTTAGGGCTGGTGCGGGTGTAGTACCAGGAGAGACAATTGCGCCTACGCTGAAAGGTAGACGAATAGAAGAGGCACTACAAGCTAGAGAGTCAGGTGCTGGCCATCTTCGGCAATTTGGTGAAGCTGCGGCTGGCACAGGAATAGTAGAATATAGTGGAGATCCCTCAATACTAGTAGCAGGAACAAAAGTAACTCCTGGGGGACGACCGGCGAGAAGAGCGGGGGCCTATGCTGACGATATAGAACCAGCAGGCGAAAGTAATGTTTCAAAAAGATGGAGAAATATAGGTAGACAAATGACAATCGCGCCAGCAGGTAGCACTGAGGTTATAAGCCCCTGGCGAAGAATCACAACAGATCCTACCACTGGTCAGAAAAGGATTCATGAGCCTCTAAGAGGCACTTTAGTGCATCAGATGCAGGTGACAGATCTTCCAGAAGGAATGGGACTAACTGCTCATGATAAATTCCTAGAGAAAGATTATCAAAATAAGCGTCTACATATGCCACCCGGAGTTACAAAAGAGCATATCACCATTCTTGATCCTTCAGAGCGGTATACGAATGAAAAAACCGGTGAACTAGTTGTCGCAAAAGTTGACAAGATGGCTGGTGGATATGAACTTGGAATACCGGTTCAAACCGGGGTCCAGTTATCCGATGACTTCTTAAATCAGGGACCATCTAGTATTTCGTGGTCAAAGAAACATGAGGGCCTAGATGTTCTAAATGTAGAATACAAGCAACAATTTAGTGCTCGCCAGGGACAGGTAGCAGATAGGGATGCTATGAAAGGCAGCATGGCCTATGCCATAGGTGGCGCTAGTGGCT